CCAGACACATCCGGCATCACCTCTTTTAGATATTGCTCCCAGTCAACACTCATCCCGCTGCCTCTTGTGCTTCAGGGCTGGGCGAGAACAGAACATCGCGCTGAAACTTCTTACCCATTATTTGATAGAACGACTTCTCATGCTTCGCAGCGCGCTGCTGGCTGGAAGCTGAGTCAACCTCAATGGAGTAGGCCCGAAACATGCACCATTGAATCAGGGCATTTCGATAGATGTCTTTCAGCACCAGCGTTTGGCCTTCTGCTGTTACCTGTGGCGGAATCTGAGAGATTGATACGTCAAGCCAGCCGGTACCATCAGAGGGTGGATCGACATAAAAGGTGTCTGGTGTCTTCTCGTCATAGATGAAATTGTAAACGGCGGCAACTTGCGTAGCAGCATTCCAGCTTGACTCAAACAAATCCAATGAATCGTTATCAGTAACCAGCACCACACGACCGGGGGTGAGGCCGTCAGCACCCATGTTTCGCTTGATATCAAGCAGTCGCAGAGCCGTAGCGGGTATGGACTGCTTTGACCCTGCGACCATTTGCATTGTGGCGATACCAGAATAGGAGTCAGGCCGGATAGTGACAATCATTTCCTCGGCAGTCGTCAGATACTTATGGAGAGCATCTTCCGGCCAAGTAATACGGTCACTGTCATTTAACTGACTGGAGACTTCTAGCGTGATGTCGCTGGCAATCATTTACTCTGCCGCTGCCGCCTCATCCTTCGCTGATTGCTCGCGGGCAGCTTTCTTTTTATCGGCTGCTTTCTTGCGGGCTGCTTTCCGGGCTGCTTCCTGCTTCGGAGTCAGCACCTTTGGCTTTGATGGCGGAGCGGCCTTTTTTTCAGGCTCGGGGGAAACTGGGTCTGCCAAACCGGGGTCTACCATGACGGCTTGACTGGTGCGGCGGCGATGCTTGCCATCTGGGCGCTCATTCTGCTTTGCGAGAATTTTGCTTGCTGCTTTGCCGTCTTTCTCGGCTTGAGCGAGGTCTTTGGGGTCAGTTACCGGCTCATTGAGTCGGATGTAATCTACTGAGCTTGAGCATTCTTTGCGGTTCATTGCTGTTACCAGAACCCTTTCACCGCCCTTACGCTTTATGGCGTAATAGCAGGATGTGTTGGTACGCATCATTACTGTGTCCTCTTAAGTTAGAAAAACCCCGGCTTTTTAGGGCCGGGGGTCAATCTTACTTGATAACTACACCAGTTGTCAGGTACTTACCTTCAACTACCTTGTAACCGTAGACGTTCAATCCACGCACCAACTGACCGAATGTATCCGGGTTGGGCAGGGTTTCCATCTTGGTCATCTGGGCAGCAAAGGTCAGGCCTGAACTGTGGCCACCGATAGGCTTGTACAGCGTTGCTGTGCCTTCGGTGATACCAACGATGTTGTTGGACAGGTAAAGCATGAAGCGGTCAACCATTCCGACCAGACCGTTACGCATGATCGAGGTTGTATCCCCGGCCAGTGACGCATCTTTCAGGTCAGATTTCTTGATGGTTGCGACCATCCATGCAGGCATAACCAACCAGCGTCCAGTTTCCGGGACGTTCTGCTCATCCAGCACGGTACCCATATCGATTATGTAATCGAGGATGGTTGACGAGGTGATCTGGATTGCAGCATCACCATTGGTGCCAGTAGCGCCAAGGTTGATGTCGCCAGAGATAACGCCAGCAGCGATGCCTTTGTTGTCAGTGGAAACATCGGTGATGATGTTGGTAATGACATCTGAATCGACTGCGATCTTCATCTGCTCGGAAGCATCTTCAGCCCAGTCATCCATCAGGTTGATGTCAGATTGCATTGAATCTACGTCATCAAGGGTGAAAGCAAAATACTTGCCCTTGTTGATATCAAGCGAGGTGTTCGCGTTGATAGGGGTTTCGTAGTTCAGCGCGTCACCAATCTGGTAATCAGTAATAGTGAGTGTCGGAGTGGTACGAATGATGACCTGATCGCCGTAATCGGAAATCTCACCTTCGTAGTCAGTGTTTGCGATTGCCCCAAAGACAGTGGCAGTGTAGAACTTCTCTACAAGCTTGCCGCTCCATACTTGGGGGATGAATTTCGATGCACTATCGGAAGCGATATCTGCATACGGTGTTGAGCCTTCCCAGCCGGGATTTGCTCTCGTTATACCATTAGCCATGACCTTAACCTCAGTTTAAGGCGCGATGGGTTACCGAACACGGCCCTCATTCTGCGCCTTGAAGATTTTCAATTCGATCTGGCGAGCTTCTTCTTCACGGCCTTTCCATGCACCTCTGGCTTTTTCATCATAGAAACGCTTGATGTCCGAACCACGGTAAATGTCATTATCAACAACTTCTTCAACAAATTCGCCTGAAGTTGTATGTGACCGGGGAGTATAGCTCTGACCAGACTCACCTTTCCAAGCGCGGAAGAATTCAAGTACGGCATCAGCATCATGACGTTTGTGAGCTTTTTCGAGGAACACTTGGCGCTGCTGCTTGGTTAGCGGCATTAACTCCGCAAGCCATGCTTTAAAGCCTTCGTCCTTGTTGATCGACTCCCATTCCGGCATTGCTTTATCGAGGGTCGCAAAATACGCTTCCTCTGCCGTCTGGTGCTGTGTCTCAACAAAACCGTTTAACCGGTCCTTTACTTCGTTCAACTCACTGGTGATGTTTCCGGGTGCTGTCGCTGCTGTCGCAACCCTGCCGATCATGTCAAGAAAGGGCTGACCGTATTCCTTCACTTCTGCTTCTGTGAAGGCTGTCTCCTGCACCGCAGGGACTACCGGTTCTGGCTCTGCCTTAATCAAGGCCTTCAGTTCTGCTACATCCTGCTGCAACGCCTTATTCGCATCACTTAGTCCAGCAATTTGTTCGACTGCCTGCCCATGGGTTACTTGTAGACCCTTGAACCGTTTTTCCCAGTCAGACCCCGGATCAGCGTTAGCTGGCGCGGCTGGTGGTTCTACTTCTGCAAGATCGGGTTTCCCCGCCTTTTTGTCGATAACTCTTTGCTGTAGTCTTTCTGCTTCTTCTGCCTGTTCTTTAACACGCCTTGGTACTGCCATCAGTGAACTCCATAATGGTCGGCCTTGGGGCCGAATGATGAAAATCCCCCTGCGGGGTCAGGTCTGAGTCCAGTTGCACGGTCGCAGTCGCGAGTGGCTAGCCGGATGTCAGGCCTTATACAATCTTCTTGGACTGTTCGTAGAGTGTCAGGATTTCTTCGATCACCTGAGTTCCACCTTGATTCCAACGAAGCTTATATTCTTCGACGGACTTTCGACCTTCATGGTCAGTCCTGTCTTGACAATCCTTCAAAAAATCTAGGATTGTCATAAAATTCGGGTTTCCGCGTAAATTGCGGAATGCCATCATGACCTTCTTATCTGGCTTATAAATCATCGGTAGCCACCAAGATCATGATGATTTCTTCATCGTCATTAAACACGGAATCCTTCAGGGATTCAACCATTTTAAGTTCCTCGATCACTTGTTTGTATAATTCTTGCTTCGCTTTTCTACGGGATATCCCCAGTTTTTCCACAGCATCATCAAGAATTCGCTCAATATCTTTTACGCCCTTGATGATCTCTGATGGGCTTCTCCGGGCTACTATATCATAAGTCTTGCCATCGATCTCAAGTTGGGTATCTGATGTGGGTAAATACGGGACAACTTCGGCATCGACCGGTATCTGCGCCTTGATGATGTCGGTGACCGGCTTGAAGACAAGAAACTGGTGTCCACCGAACTCTGTTTCAGCAGGCGGGACAACAATAACGCCAACACAGAACAGGCCGTCCCAGACCTGTCCATTTGCAACCGTGAGTGCCGCATGATCACAGAAGATACCATCAGTGGCTTGAGGGATCGCCACTTACTGCCTCGTCTGGGTAGTTGTCCGGTTCGGGCTTACTCCTACGGTACCCGCGTTAATATCAATGTCCCCGACTTCCACATCCCCGTTCTCATGGGTAACCAGTGGATTGTCAGGATCATTGCCTCGGCGCTGCCATGTCTCCATGGAATAGGCCTCGCGGGTCACAACGGCACCTGTGGATAAGTCAACAAACTTGCCTGCTGTTCTGGCAACCATGGCCCCG